AATCAACAGCCCCGAAATGCAATATCAACAGCCCCGAAATGCAAAATCAACATTCGGGGAGTGAGGAATCAACAGCCGTTATAAGAACAGAAGATTTAACAGAAGATTTAACAGTAAATACCCCCTTACCCCCAAACGGCACAGGCGGGGAAAACGGTTTGAACGCTGGCGCGTTTGTTCCCGCTGACGCGGGAACGTGCAAGCAGGGTGAAGACGGGGTTTTGCAGGAGGAAACCACTGTTACGCCAGCCCTGAAGACAAACCGTGCGGAAGGAAATACGCGGCGTAGCCGGTACAACCAAGTGCCATGCCAAGACATTGCAGACTGCTACAACGAGATTTTAGGCGGTTGCCTGCCAAGGGTGCAGCTGCTGTCGGAAGCGAGAAAACGGGCTATTGCCGCCCGCTGGTTCGAAGTGATGGGGACGAAGGCCCCAAACGGCAAAGTCCGATTTGAAAACGCTGAAGACGGTGTGAAATGGTTTGCATCGGTTTTCCGCAAAATCACCAAGAACGCGTTTTGGATGGGCGACAACCAATCAGGCTTCGCGGTTAATTTTGACTGGATTTTCAAACCGACCAACTTTCTGAAAGTGCTGGAATGGCATCCGCCAAGAAGCTGACGGGGAAATGAAATGAACGAAATCGAAGAAATGCAGGTTGTCGAATCGCTGACAAACCTTGAGGCCGAGCAAACAGTGTTGGGGGCAATCCTGATTGAGCCTGTTGCGATTGTGAAGTGTACCGCACTGACCCCTGAAAAGTTTTATCAGGCGCAGCACAGGGTGATTTACCGCGCACTGTTGGACATGACGGCAGCCGGCGAGCCGATCGATATTATCACGCTAAATGACAAGCTGGAAGCGAGGGGGGAAGCGGAAAACGCAGGAGGCTTGGCCTATCTGATTGAGTTGCAGCAAAACACGCCGTCTGCCGCGAATATTGCCCAATACGCCAAAATCGTAAACGACAGGTACATCGTGCGCGGGCTGCTGATGGTGTCGGCGGAAATTGAAAAAATCGCATTAGCCAAAGACGGCGGGGACGTTTCCCAAAAGCTCAACGCGGCAGCCGACAGTTTGGCAGAGGTTGGGAAAAATGCCGTGCAACGCGGGAATAAAACCTTTCTCGAAACGCTGAAAGATTTGGTCGCGGATTTGGATAAACGGCTGGAGGGCGTGCGTTTCGGCTTGCCGACAGGTCTGCCGAAGTTGGACGAAATAACCGGCGGCCTGCCTGATGGGAACCTGATTGTAATCGCCGCCCGCCCGTCTATGGGCAAAACCGTGTTAGCTGAAAACATCGCCCGGTATGCCTTGAAGCATGGTAAGGCGGTGCATTTCCAAAGCTACGAAATGAATGCGGTGGAGTTGGCCAGACGCGGTGCGGCAGCGGAATGCGGTATCGAGATGCACAGCCTGAAGACGGGCAGGCTGACGGATACCGATTATCAGAATTTGAATTTGTACCTGTCCAAAGCGCAAAACTGGCGGCTGGATGTGAACTGCGATTTGTTGAATGTTGATGAACTTTGTTTTTTGGCAAAGGAAAAGAAAATGACAACAGGGCTGGATTTGTTGGTGGTGGATCACCTCCACATCATGCCGCGACCTAATAAAAACAACGAGGTGCAGGAGTTGGGAGATATTTCACGCCGTCTGAAAAACCTTGCCGTTGAACTGAATATTCCCGTCGTGCTGGTTGCCCAATTGAACAGGGGGAGCGCGAAAGCGGCAGACAAACGCCCGAACATGGCGGATATACGCGGCAGCGGCAGCATTGAGCAGGACGCAAACATCATCATCATGCCACACCGTGAAAGCTATTACGACAATCAAATAAATCCGCATTTGGCGGAGTTGATTATTGCCAAGAACCGAGACGGCGAGATGGGCAGTGTGGTTTGCGGCTGGAAAGGCCAGTTTGCAAGGTTCGAGGATGAACCGGATTTGAACTGGACACCCCCGCAAAAGGAAAGCAGATGGGGTGATGGCTATGCCGTCTGAAACCTGCCTGCACTGCGCCCATGCCGATTTCCGCGATGCAGCGGCTAAGGGGTTCAAAGGCCATCTGACCTGCCCGACGGTGGATAAGTGGCGATACCTGAACAGGCGCACGGTATGCGAGAGCGGGAAGTTTCAGACGACCTCCAAAGAGGCGGTAGCAAAACGGATTGAATGGTTTGAGAGGAAAAAATGATGTATCACAAGTTTAATAATTTGCGCACAGTGAACAGCTACGGCGAATTTGTATGGCAAATTTGCCGCCGCAAGGGGCATCCGGTGGCCGTCATCAGTCGTAACGGGCGGCATTACTACAACCTGAAGTTGATGCTGGGATCCGGTAGCCGTTCGATGCACGACGATGTAACGGAGTTTGTGATGGATGTGCTTTGTACGGAGGCGGGCAGGATGGAAGAGGGTTTGGAATGACGGGAGTGGCGGGTTTGATTTGGCTGACGGGCGCGGCGGTTGTCGGGTTGGTGTTGGGGTTGGTTGTGATTGTGGTTGAAGAGGTTAGGAGGAGGCGGAATGGCTGAATATTTTTTGTGCCGCATCAACGGTAGGCCCAAGGGGAAGGGCAGGCCTAGATTTAACAAGTCGGGCAGGGCCTATACGCCGAAGACGACGCGGGAATACGAGAAGGCGGTCAGGGAGGCCGCAATGAAGGCAGCCGCCGCGCTGCAATGGCTGAAGCCCGATAAGGAAGTGCCGTTGGAGGTTTCGGTTACGGCGTATTTCCCCGTGCCGAAAAGCTGGGGGAAGGCGGACAGGGAGGCGGCCTATGCGGGCGACCTGTACCCCGTTTCCAAGCCGGATATAGACAACGTGGAAAAGCTGGTTTTGGATGCGTTGAACGGTATTGCGTATCACGACGACTGCCGCATTGTTTCGGTTTCGGGGCGCAAGCGGTATGCGGGCGAGGATGAGGAACCGCATGTGCTGGTTTATGTGGCGAGACAGAAGACTTTTTCGGAGATGAAGGCTGAGGCTTTGGCGCGCGGGAAGCATGAATGGTAAAGGTAAACAGGCCGTCTGAAATCCTAATTAGAACGGACGGCAGTCTAATTAGAACGGGAAAGGATTTGAAATGGCGGTCAATGTTGCGGTGGTGAAAACGCCGGCGGGGACGCTTGCACCAGCGACGGCCTACGATGCGGAAATCCTGCGGGATTATGCCGCCGGTCGGCAGTTGAAGGTGGAAATTAAGCAGATGGGCAACCGCAGTTATCAGCACCATAAGCTATTTTTCGGCGGGTTACTACCTTTGGCGTATGAATACTGGGTGCCGTCGGGCGGGTTGGTGACGGACGGGGAGCAGAAGCTGATCAGCGGTTTTGCGCGGCGGCTTGAGGCCATGCATTCGAGCGGCGGGCTGTTTTTGGAGTTTGCCGACGAGTTTGTACGGATGGTGGCGGCAAAGCGGGGCGAGAGAATCGGCGCGGTGCTTCAAAGTATGGAGGCTTTCCGCAAGTGGCTGACGATTGAGGCGGGGTATTTCGATGTTTACGAGACGCCGAACGGCTACCGCAAGGAGGCGAAAAGCATCAGCTTCCACAGTATGGGTCAGGAGGAGTTCAACCGGTTTTATCGGGACTGCTTTCAGGTGGCTTGGAACATGATGTTGTCGTCAAAGTTTGAGTCGGAGGAGGCCGCTGAACGGGCGGCTATGGAGATGATGGAGATGGGCGGATGAGCAAGATTACGCAGTTGGCACGTGGCGAACGCTGTCAGATACGTTTCCCGGGTGTTTGCAATCATGACCCGGAAACGACGGTTTTCGCGCATTACCGCTTGGCGGGCTATTGCGGCACGGGCATCAAGCCGCCTGACTTTATGGGCGCGTATGCGTGCAGCGCGTGCCACGACGAAGCCGATCGCCGCACGCGGCATTTGGAGGCGGACTTTGTGCAGACGGCCTTTGCCGAGGGGGTGATGCGGACGATGGTGCGGCTGGCGGAAAAGGGTTTGCTACTGGAGGGGTAATCATGAGTGAGGTGAGCAGGTACGGGCGGGTGTTCGGGGAGCGGCATCCGGTGGCGAAGTTGTCAGATGAGGATGTGGGGCGGATTCGGGCGTTGAATGCGCGGGGGGTGTCGTATGCCGATTTGGCGGAAGCCTTCGGGTTGAGTGTGTCGGCGGTGGGGAAGATTTGCCGTTTCGAGCGGCGGTATGTGATTACGGCAAAGTGGAGGGATTGCGATGCTGACGGATAAGCAGCAGCGGTTTGTTGAGGAGTATTTGGTGGATTTGAATGCGACGCAGGCGGCTGTCCGGGCGGGATACAGTGCGAAGACGGCATCTGTGATAGGTGCGGAGAACCTTGCAAAACCTAATATTCAAAAAGCGATTCAGGCGCGGCAGGAGGAATTAAAAATTAAAACGGAAATTACGCAGGAGTGGGTGGTGGAACGCTACCGGCGGATTGTGGAGGGCTGCGACAAGCGGCTTTTTTTTAGGGATGACGGGTCTTTGAAGCCGCCTTCGCAGTGGTCGGCGGAGATGGGGATGGCGGTGCAGGGCTTCGAGGTGGAGGAGTTCGGCGACGAGGGTTTGGCGGTATCGGTGTCGAAGCTGCGCTTTCAGGATGCGCGGGCGGCTTTGGATTCGCTGGCGCGGCATTTGGGGATGTTCAACGATAAGGTGAAGCTGGATGTGGATGTGTCGCTGGCCGAGCGGCTGGTGCGGGCGAGAGGCCGTCTGAATGATGACGAATGATGATGTGATTGCGGATGCGGCGGCGCGTTGCCGTTTTGACCCTTTGACGTGGGCGCGGTTTGCCTTCGATTGGGGGTATGGCGAGTTGGACGGCTATGCTGGGCCGAGGGCGTGGCAGGCGCAGGCGTTCGGGGAGATTGCGGCACATTTGCAGAATCCCGAAACGCGTTATATGCCGCTGATGCTGGCGCGGGCTTCGGGGCACGGTATCGGGAAGTCGGCGTTTATCGGGATGTTGGTGAACTGGGCTTTGAGTACCTGCGACGATTGTAAGGTGGTGCTGACTTCCAATACGGATACACAGTTGCGCACGAAGACTGCGCCGGAGGTGGGGAAGTGGCAGCGCTTGAGTATTACGCGGGAGTGGTTCGATGTGTCGGCGACGAGTATCGCGGTGCGGGATAAGTCGCACGCGAAGACGTGGCGGGCGGATTTTGTGCCGTGGAGCGAGCATAACACGGAGGCTTTTGCGGGTTTGCACAATAAGGGCAAGAGGATTTTACTGGTGTTTGACGAGGCTTCGGCGATTGCGGACAGGGTGTGGGAGGTGGCGGAGGGTGCGCTGACGGATGAGGAGACGGAGATTATTTGGGTGGCGTTCGGCAATCCGACGCGCAACACTGGCAGATTCAGGGAGTGTTTCCGCCGTTATAAGCACCGCTGGAATCACGCGCAAATCGATAGTAGGACGGTGGAGGGGACAAATAAGGCGCAGATGGCAAAGTGGGCGGAGGACTACGGGGAAGAGAGTGATTTTTTCAAGGTGCGTGTAAGGGGGATGTTTCCGAGTATGAGTGCGCGGCAGTTTATTTCCGAGGCGGATGTGGCGGCAGCCTACGGGCGGCATGTGCCGGAGGGTGCGTATGCGTTCGCGCCGAAGATTTTGACGGTTGACCCTGCGTGGGAGGGGGATGACGAGTTTGTGATTGGGTTGCGACAGGGTTTGGTGTTCAGGATTTTGGAGACGTTTGCGAAAAACGACAATGACTTAATCGCGGCGCAGAAAATCGCGCGTTATGAGGATGAGCATGGGGCGGACGCGGTGTTTATTGACGCGGGATTCGGCACGGGGATTAAGTCGGCGGGCGAAGGTTTGGGCAGGTTTTGGACTTTGGTGTGGTTTGCGAATAAGTCGGACGATGCGGGTTGTTTGAACAAGCGCGCGGAAATGTGGAAGGCGGCGCGCGACTGGCTCAAAGACGGCGGGG